AGTTAATCCTGGACCGTACGACCGAAATATGGATCGATTTGAGTGGAAGCTACTGTTATTTGCATTCCCTGGGTAGGTAACGGCACTCAAGGGGACTCTTATTCTGGTATTGAGTATAAATTACCAGGCGCTAACATGCAGCGTGTGTAGATGAGACCTTTTGTCAACGAGTCTACACTGTATGTCCGGACCGTAATGAAGTAAATCGGTAGGTAAAGGCAGCCCCCACTCACCTTATGAACACACATATGATTTCACGCACCGAACACGATTCCACCAACGCTTTCATCATGACTTCAAAACGTAACCAACTCTATGCCCATTTTGGCCCATCATTCATCTGTGATCCCTTTGGGAAAGGGAAATATACGAGCGATCAAGTTGCAAGATTTGAGGAGACCATCCAATTGCGAGTTATTGGTGGTATCACGTGTGAGATTCAGGGTCCCGTTGAGGACCCTTTCGTGAAAGATTTTGAGGACGTACCGGTTAAACCATGGCGCTTTACTGGCAATGCCAAAACCAGTAAGCGCGTTAAACGTGCTGTCATATTGAAGGAAAAGAAACAAATACTTGATAGCCTTAAGTCCATTTGTGATTATGAACATCGCACTAAGGTAAGACCTTTCAAGGATCTTAAGAAAATTGAGACACAAGGTCCAGGCATTTTTGAATCGATGTGTTCTTTCTTCCTTTTGCCTAAAACTGTGTCTGAAACCTTGCAAAGTGCAACAGCCGCTATGAGTGGATTTGAGAAAACTACTGCTGAGGATATGATCCGGAATATGTTGAATGTGGCGAAAGAAAACATTGATGGTGAAGATGCCGTGAGGCGGTTGGCGAAAGTCTTTGGCGATACTATGAAAGAAACCTTGGCTCCTGGAGTCAAGGTTGATGTCACAGCAAAAGTCGCCTTGCCGTTGGAGTATCAAATTGCTGTTGCTATCGGAACATTTATTTGGTTTTATAAGAATGATGATACAATTTCTCGAGGGATATGTATTGGTTCATTCCTTTGGATTTGCAAGTTAATGTTCGATTCAGAGTTAATAAAGAAATTTGTCATAGACTTCTTATCCTGGTTCATGAGAGATAAGGTGGAAACACAAAGTTTGTTTTCGCTTCCTCAATCATGTCTTCGAGACATAGTCACTTCACTATTTGTCACATCTGGCATTGTCCATGATAAAACTGAATTTGATATGCCCTTGTTTTCGTCTGTTTATAATTCAATTAGTAAGCTTGACAAATTGGCTGGGGACTTTTGTTTCCAGACTGATAAGATGACATTCCGCAACTTACGTGTCTTCCTGGATAATGCAACAGCTTGGGTTTCCCGTGTTTTTGATAAAGATTGGTATACCAATTTTGCTGGAGATACATGGGCTGACATGGAATTTATTCGGGAAGAATTGAACAGCATTCATTCGGCTTTAGTCAATTCTAATGCTGCTCAATTGTTTACTCTTAGGAATCGTCTGGAGATTGTGAGCAATAAATTGAGAAATGTAAAGTTAGACAAGGCAGCCAAGACAAATGGAATATACGCTTCATTGTTAAGGTCTAGCGTGTCCTTGAAGGATATGCTAGCCCGTCGTGGAGCTTATAACTCTGGCGAGAGGCCAGAGCCTTTCTTTATTTTGTTTACAGGGCCTCCTGGTGTTGGTAAATCAGCCCTGACCATGCACACAATTCAAGGAGTCGCGTCAAAGGCTTTTGATTACGGCAAGAGTTTGGATGATGGTATGTGCCCAGCAATGGTATGGGCACCAAATCAATCGGAATCGTTTGATTCAGGTTATCATTCACAACCCATTGTATATATTGATGATTTTGGAGCAGATTCTGAAGCAAACAAGGTATTCATTCCAAAGATGATTAACTGGATCAACACAATGCCACATGTAACCAATCAAGCAGCGGTTGAAGATAAGGGAAATATTATGTTCACTCCGGAATTGGTTGTGGCAACTTCGAATATTACTGAATATGCAACGTTAAGTGCGACCTTGAAATGCCCTGAGGCGTTAATCCGTAGGTTACATTTCCCTATTTATGTTGAGTGCAAACCAGCATTCCGTAAAGAAGGTTGTTCCAGTGTTGATTATGATAAAGTCAACGATTTTATTAAAAAGAATCCCAATTTTACTTTGCAATCCTGTTTTTGGATTAAATTTATGCACCTTGATACACGTACTGGTCAAGTCCATGATTGTTGTGGATGCGACATGACCACTTACTGTGGTCGGGAAGGGTGTGTTCCAACTCTTGCCTCTATCATGAAGTTAATTATAAAATCGATTAAATATCGTCGAGACTTCAATGAGAAGCAATTGGGGATGCGTAAAAACGTGGCCCAAAGGTTGCACACAGAATCTCTTGATGATGTGTATGGGTGTCCGAGTTTACCAATTGAAGTTCAGGGGCCTAGTACACCAAAGGTC